AATAAATCCGGTACGGAAATGAAGGCGACAACGTCGGAATCCCGTATTGATGGCAAGAAGATGGTTGTGACGATGCTGCTTGAAGCTGTCGGAACGAACTATCTGGGAACGCGTGACATGCTGAAGGGGGCGGTTAAATAATGGCTGAATTATCATGGCCGGATATCTTGAACCCGTCCTACGGAACGACAATCGATGTAGAGGATACGAGCTTGACGTCCTCTATGTCGGATGGCGTCGTTCAGGGGCGCAGGAAGTTTACAAAAAGCCGGAAAACGTGGGAATTGAAATGGGATGCGCTGCCAACAGCGCAGTATCTGACGTTAATGGATTTTATCCAGAACACCGTGTATTTTGCGGCATTGTCGTTCAGCTGGACCTGTCCGCTTGACGGTAAGACATATACCGTACGGTATTCCGGTAAAGATAAGTTCGAAACAAAAGCAGTAGGCAGGCTAAGCGGTAGTATATCGCTTACGGAGGTTTAGGTATGCTGTCATTATCAGCCGTGGCAAAAGCGGAAAAAAATAAAATGAATACCGACAGTGTCTTTATCATCCTCATCGAGCTTGACGTACCGCTGGATGGCGTAGACCCGATACGGATATGCTACAATACCGAGGATATCACGTGGAACGGGGTACTGTGGCAAGCTTTTCCAGTAGAAATAGGGGAAATAACCGAGGATAAGAGTGGCTCCATCCCCTCTTTTGATATCAAAGTCTGCAACATATCACAGGCGCTTACGTATTACATCGAAGAATCAAACGGGGCTAATAACGGGGATCTTATCATCCGTGTTGTCAACACAAAAGCCCTTGACTCCACGACGCCGGAATTGGAAGAAGAGTACCGGGTTACCAAGGTTGCAGTCAACGAACAATGGGCGACGATGACGGTAGGTACCTCATATTCGCCTCATTCGCGCCGGCCTCTGGACCGGTATATCAAGAATAATTGCAGGTATCGTACGTTCAAAGGTGTGGAGTGTGGCTGCACTAATGCATCATTTACTGATTGCGACAGGACGCTAACGTCTTGCCGGGCAAGAGGGAACAGTAACAGGTTCGGTGGTTTTCCAGGCATTGATCAAGGGGGCGTATATGTATGATGAACTATGACAACTTAATCGGCGTGCCATTCGTGAATCATGGCAGGGATGCCCATAAAGGGTTTGACTGTTATGGGCTTGTGATGGAAGTTTACAGGCGAAACGGAAAACATATCCCCGAGTATAACGCGGACTACAATGATGCGGAAAAGATATCTGGCATTATCCATAAAGCAGCAAAGACACAGACATGGAGGGCCTGCCACCCTCCTAATCTGCCCGTGCCGTGCCTGATAGCTATCCGGATGGGAACAGCCCCTGGGGTAGTGAATCACACGGGGGTATATATCGGCAATGAAAAATTTATACATATCCGCGAAAAAACGGGGGTGTGTATAGACAGGATTAACAGCCCTGCATGGCGGGGCGTCATCGCCGGCTTTTATGAGTTTGTAGGTGATAAGTAGATGATTACAGTTGTTATCATCAAGAATGCTTTCGAGCCTGAGAACGGGCGGGAAGTACATCAAATTGAATACGAAAAAGATAAGACGGTTATAGCGGATTATATCAATCCGTTTACGGCCGTTTTTAGTACAACCGATGGCGATAAAGATCCGGAATTCACGGTAACTCTTAACAGTTACACGTCGGATAGTTCGGCAGCAGTGAGTGATGGGGATTTCATCGTACTCGCTCCGTATGTGGGCAAGGGCGGCGGTAAGAACCCTCTGCTCATCATCGCAACTGTGGCATTGTCCGTGTTCTCTATGGGCATCGGGGCTAACGTAGCGGGCTTAGGCTATTCCGCTATGTCGCTGGCGGGGGCTACCGGATGGGCGGCTATCGGCGGATACCTAGCAGCCGCGGCGGTCATGTTCATCGGCGGGACGCTGATACAGAAAGCGTTCGGGACTGCGGCAGGTACCGCTAAGTACTCAAGCGAGAATCCCACATATAACTGGTCCGGCATAAGGACAACCGAAGGGCAGGGCAATGCTATATCCGAGTTTTACGGCACTGTCCGCACAGGCGGGCAGACCATCGGGAAGTACCTGTCAACCGTTGACGATAAACAGTACCTTAACTGGCTCGTAGCAGTCGGCGAGGGGCCTCTCACGATATCCGATATACAGCTCAACGATAACCCAGTAGGTAACTATGACGGGGTAACGGTAGAGACGCGCGAGGGCTCTAATACACAGAGCATCATCAGCAATTTTAACGATACTATTTCCACTAAGACGCTGGGATACGAGGTACTATCCACGTCGTATCGGACAGATATAGCCACGGGTACGGCGACTCAGGGGCTCATCATATTTACCGAATGCTCCAACGGGCTTTACTACGCCAACGACAAAGGTGAGCTTGATACAGCCTGGGTACAGATTATGGCTCAATACGCCAAGGTAGGTACAAGCGACTGGAAATCGTTTGTGGGGCCGTCCGGATACGTTGCAGATAACTCCTATGGTATTAGCCTTATGGATAACGCTACCGCCGGAAACTATGGGGTAAAGATACAATGGTTTTTTGGATATATATTCTGCATTGGCAGTTACACGGGTAAATTCAAAAAGCTGGATAGTACAGACCTCATTACCGTTGGCCCGTTCAGCGTCGATTTATCTGCGACAACCGAAGAACAGAAGAAAGCGCTCATGGTTACCGGTACGGATACATCCGATAAAGGCACCATAACGGTAGTAGCTACTGAAGGCGGGGCCGTAGGCAACGGCAAGATATCGGGCAATAAATCATCTGCTATCCGCCGCGAGTTCCGTATCGATGGGCTGGAAGCCGGCGCATATCAGGTACGTGTACGCGTAGTAGCCCGCAGTCACGCGGCATCCTCTACCAGAGCTTGTACGCGGGTTTGGTGGAGCGCCGTAGGCGGCATCGTCTATGATGACTTTTCCTACCCTAACATGGCTCTGATAGGCATCAAGGCACTGGCGACAGACCAGATATCCGGATCGCCGACGATGAAATTCATGGTGAACCGGCCGTCGGTGTATGTGTGGAATCCGAATACGTCCGCGTACGAAACGCATGACGCGACAAACCCCGCATGGGCCAGTTATGATATGGTCCACCAATGCAAGTACCTGCAAAACAAGAATACAGGAAACTGGGAATACCTTGTAAAAGGCGCTAAAGCGGAACTTATGCAATATGACAAGTTCGCGGAATGGGCGTCTTTTTGTGATACATTTAATCTCAAGATAAACATTGAAATCAATACCACTGGCGAGCTTATCAGCGTCGTCAATACGTACATAGGCGCCGTAGGGCGCGGGATGGTGGAGCTGTTCGGCACGAAATACGGATGCGTATGGGATGGGCCTAAGGAAGTTACTCAGATGTTCGGCATGGGGAATATCCGTTCCGGTACATTCGAAGAGTCGTTTATGCAGACATCCGACAGGGCTAATGCTGTAGAAATCACGTTCACCAACGCCCAGAAGGACTATGACCGGGACAGTGTGAAGGTGTATAGCCCCGCGTATGACACGGACGAATACGACAACTCTACGCAGATATCGTATGACGGCATAACGGACTATAAGCAAGCATACCGGGAAGGACGATTCCAGCTCGAATGCAACCGCAGGATGATTCGTACCGTATCTTTCGAGGCGGATATCGACGCCATCGCCTGTACACTGGGCGACCGTATCTACGTGGCCAACGATGTACCAAAGTGGGCTACAAGCGGGCATATTACGGCGGTTACAAATAACGTTGTTACTGTTAATGCCCCGATATCGGATTACGACGCAACGAAAACATACCGATTCGCTTATCGGGCAAGCTCGAATGATACTCGGTACGAGTCCGTGTGTGTTGCCGTTATAGTTGATGCTGACAGTACGACGGTAACGCTAAGCACGATTCCGGATGTCCCGCCGGCTGTCGGAGATATATTCGACATCGCCGAAAAGAACATCGGAACAAAATCATTCGTTGTGCGCTCCATCTCAAGGGCACAGGACATGGTCCGCAAGATAGAAGCGTTAGAGTACAGCGACGCGGTGTTCAGCGAGGATTACGATATCCCAGATGTGGACTATACAACAGCGCAGTCGAATCAGGCGGAAAACATCATTAACGTGTCAGCGAAGCAGATACATTGGCTGGCATCAGACGGAACCAAACATGCGCATTTGTATGCGACGTGGCAGCTGCCGGATGGTGCGTATTACAGTAAATTTGTTGTCTATGCGTCAACGGACAATGTAACGTGGAATCAGATGATGGAAACGGGTGGCATGGCCTGTGACTTTGATACAGATCCCGATACGATGTATTATCTTAAAATTAAAACGATCACCAATGTGTCCCAGTCGAGTGGTGTTACTGTTACGGTGGGCGTGGGAGAAGATGCACCGCCTAATAACGTTACTGGCCTTACGGCAACAAAAATCACATCCAACGCCACCCAAGTAAAATTGTCCTGGACAGCTAATACGGATATCGACCTGAAAGGGTACCGGGTGTATGTCAATGGAGTCCTGCATAGTAATATTTTGACAGATACGACATACACATACACTGCCGATCAATCCGGACAGTACACGTTTGCCGTGGTGGCCGTGGATAACAGCGATAACGAGTCCGCAAACCAGGCGACCGTGACGGACGTGATTACCTGTGAACCTGCCGACGTGACGGGATTTACCGTGCAACAGAGTGATGCGGACCGATCCATTGCCGTATTTAACTGGGCAGCGAATAAAGAAGTCGATCTATCTTACTATGAAATACGAGTCGGCGATACGTGGGATACGGGGATAGTCCTTGTTACCAAAACAAAAGCAACTACGGCACGCTATACGCTGCCAGCTTCTGGTAGTTATACGTTTTGGATCAAAGCCAGTAATGCTGAAGGGTTTTACAGTGCCAATGCGGCCCAGCTGGCGGAACAAGTCACGCTGGAACCGGATGCGGTCACCGGTCTGGCTATGGCACAATCCACACAGGATAAATCCAAATCGACGATGTCCTGGTCGGCACCGGCGGGAGGCGATATTGCCTATTATGCGGTGAAATACGGAACATCCTGGGATGCGGGCACGTTGGTGGCGAAAACAAAAGAAATCAAGCTTACGGTCGCACTGCCCGGCAACGGAACCT